CGGCAAAGAGATATCGCCGTCACTATCTTCAGTATTAAAGGAATTGATGTATATTGTAACAATCCCTTTCTTATCGTCCAGGTCCTTAACCTTGTACTCCAGATTTTTAAGCAATATTGTTTCCATTTCTTTTTATTTTAGCTGCTCATAAATGCCACACAAACAATTTATTACGTTGGCCGGACTTCCTGCCGGATCCCCGGGATATTGAAGTTGTTCTCCCCACACTTCAAATGGTTCGTACAAGTCCACTTTCTGACCGTCAGCGGCCATATGTTCGTCTCTGCTCTCACCTGCAAAGGCACTTAGCCAGACCTTATCCATTGCCACTCCGAGGCTTTTCGTTCCTTCCAGACCTCCCCAATTGGAAGCCCGGTTTACTTCTGTCCGGACAATCCTTTCCGTCCTGAAATATTTCATCTGATGCCATTGGCTCTGTATCTGGTCTCGGAGCATGGTCTGAGCTTCACCGCCTCCAATTCCCTGATCAAGAATTTCAGGGATAAGGGTTTTAAGTAACTTCTGAATAAGGATAACAGACGTATCACCAGCAGCAACAATCGTTTCTCCTGCGTGTAATTCCAGATATGTTAAAATGTTCTCCATTATCAAATCCTCAAAAATCTCATCCTCACTTTGTTTTACAAAACTCTTCTTCCATTGCCGTCTTTTGGCCTTCGCATAATCAACAGCTGTAACCATATACAACTTTTTATATGCTGCTTCTATAGGCCCGTTGTCCAGGGGTGGCACTTCGATATCCCTTATGTCGGAAACTTCTTCAACCTTCTGGTATAAGGGCTGTATCTGATCTTCAAGGGCTCGCATGAATACAGGCTTAAAATTATTCCTGTAAGCTGCCTTCTGCCTGTCTGTCGATCTCCATTGCCGCTCCCTGGGTGTCATAACCTCAACCTTCCAAAGAACTATCTTCGATCACAAGTTTTGCCTCCAGCACTTTTCTTTTGGCTGTAAACTCCGTGCAGTTGCCGTCAATAGAAAGCGAGCATCGCTCTTTCTGCTTATTCAGAAGCGCAATCACCTGCTCACGGGTGAATACTTCCTTTTCCTTTTTTGCTGTCATAATATCATATTTTACATTGCATGTAACAAAAGGTTATCTTTATACCACTTATCGGATCGTTGAATATCGTCCAGCTCACTAAAATTTATAGGAATACGATTTGCATTTTGGAATCTTAATTGCATCTCTGGTAAACCTGTTGCCTCCTCTCCCATTAATCGTAAATAATCATCACCGGTAATTATACCGTCATTGAACATCTGGCTTACCCAAACCACTTTTTTCTGTTTATCCTCCTGAAGAGCCTCAATATCTGAAAAGTCCGGTTTTAGCTTAAAATCTCCATAGGCCCGCAAGATTTTATTGAATCCAGAGCAGAATTGTGTAACATCAGGTATCAACCTATTGGTGTACATCATCTTCGAAGCCTCATTCATGTTATTGAAGGTGCTGGCTGCGGTGTCATTAAAAGCCATGGAGGGGACCTGCAGCAAACGGCATAAAGCCCTCAGTCCATGTTCTGACATTGACACAATCTCCAGTTCCTTCAAATTATCATATCCTATTTTTGTATAAGCCAGTTTACCAAGACTAAAGATCGGAATGGCCATATTGTCAATACCCTGGTATTTGGTCCGGTACCTCTCTCTAAATTTTGACTCCTGGTCTGCTGTTGTCTCATCTCCTTGCTCAGCCTCTTTTGAAAGGATGCCTGGAGGATGACCATAGGCATACATTTTTGCCGTAACCTCATAACCTTTGTTTTGGCCGTTGATGATATCGTGAGCTACCTTGATCGGGGACATACCCATAAAATTCTTACCATTGCTAAAATCCAGACATGGAGATAGTCGTTCATGCCAGACGTCTATAGGGCTGATCTTATAGGTTTCGTTTATGTCAAGCGCATATTCGCCAATAGGCTGCCTCCATCCTTTTGAATATATTGTCACGTTCTGTGTAGGCATCATAATCATGCCATCGGTAGTGAGCTTGCCTTTATTCAGTCCGGCTGTATAGCGCGGGGCATAAACAATGCCGTTACCGGTTACATAAAAGCTTATGGCCCAATGCCTGCAGAACTCGAAGAAATTCTGGTAATAATTAGTATTCTCAAGGAATCTACTGATCTCATCATTTTCAACCTCTTCTTCTTTTTCTCCAATCATCTGTATAATCTTTGATCCATTCAACACCATCGCAAACATTCCTGCAAGGCGTGTGACAATACTGAAAAGGTCAAGGTTGCCCTCATAACCTTCCCGGACATAGTCCTTCATCTTCGAATCCTTGCCTAAAGTCAGTCCGGTGGATAAAAATTCATACAGGGATCGGTAAAGCTCGTTTTGTTCTGTGACCTTGATCTCCATTTCTGCAATCATTGCTTTTTGCTGCTCAATTACTTGCAGGGAGGTGCTGGCTAATTTTTTGTATTTTTCAAACCCAAACATTTGTATTAACTTTTTGTTTTTGCCACATATAGTAATATCTGAAAGCATCAATAAGATGATTAAAGGCATCAATAGGAATCCCGGCCTTCTTGTCTGACCAGATGTAATTATTCAGCTCTTTCTGTAGGCTATAAGAATCCTCAGTAATAATGAGCTTGTAATCTAATAGCGTTTTAAGCCATTCACTAACAGTCCCGTCTTTCTTTACAGCGTGAATATTAAAGCCTTTTAGCTCTCGTATCATTCTGGGGTCTGCGCAATCGGCAACAATAAGGTCAGAGGGCTTGCTTATCCCCACAGTTATTGATTGTCTTAGTTCGCTGGTTGATTGCCCGGAATTATAAAAACATTCGTCCAGATAAATCTTTTTGGCTTTCTCATTAATAGCAACTTTGATTAAAGCATCCGGATCCGGGTGGTAGCCGAAGTCAAGGCCATATCCGTATGGCAGGGTATTGTCAAAATCACCAACATCCCAATTTGTGAATATCTGTCCTTCAAATATCCCTACTTCTCCTTCACCATAAACACGCCACCAATTCTCAAAGCCCTTTATTCCCTTTTTTGCGATTATCTTCTGCAGCTCGGCTTCCGGTAGCCAGGGGTTATCACGGAATGTTGATTTAATGAAAGTATGATCGAATTTTGGTATTACAGTATCGTGGATCCAAAATTCACATCGTGGATTATAATCAACAAAGGTGACCATGTGAGTTCTTTGATTCAGCTGATCAAAATCCTCATATGTTAGTTTGTTATTTGCTTCGTTGAGAAATAAAATATCCCTCCTGGGACCGTGAACTTTTGCATAGTTGTCCCTGATGCCAAAATATTCAATGGTTGAATCGCCAATTTGAAAATAACAGTCCGTTTTGTTGTGTATGTTCTCGACGTTCTCACCATAGTCATATAATATCTTCTTAAAATCACGGATTGCTCCGATCTTCAGGTGTGGTAAAGCATAACTGGTTATTGAAGCTATAAGAGGCCGGGGTGAAAGTTTGCAGATATCGTAAATGTTCTGAAGTATCGAATAGGTCTTGCTCGATCCCTGCCCTCCCTGATTGATTATAAGCTTGGATCCGGACATTACTGCCTCGGCATTACGGAAATATATATCAGTTAAGTTGACTGACATATTCGTGGAATTTTCTTAGTTTCTCAACATTCTCATCTTTGGCTACAGTCACTTCCATTGGTCGAATAGACTTTCCTTGCGTTGTATGGTCAATATCTGTCTTTTCATGAAGCCCCAGATCACGGGCTATAATGTTACAGTTCAGGAACCCAGCAGCTGCACCTTCAAATTTTTGACGGTATATTATCTGCCTCACATGCGTAATGACCTTACAAAAATCTTTACTGAGCTTGTCGTTTTTCTTCCTTGCCTCTTCTTCGAATCTATTGAAATACAATGTATTAACATCTATATAACAAGTAAGGCCCTCAATTGTGAAGGCCCTCATTTTTGGCAACTCGACTTTTTTAAGTCCTGTTCTTGTGTTTCTGAAATCAATCTCAATTAATGGATTATCAATACACCACTGGAAGTATTCATAAGCTGCTTCAAGCATTAATTCAGGTGTGGCAAATATCTTATCGCGACCATGCTTTGAACGCAATTTCCAGAACTGATTTCCAAGTGGAGCAGACATTTTGATTGAAATTCTTTATATGAAAATAAATACTTGCATATTTTATTTACTCATTTACAGCGTATTAAGCATTTTTTATCATCAAATCACGTAAATTGTAGTTTAAAGTATTTTTTTTGGAAATAATGCAGCTATCATCAAAAAGTTTTCAACAGAGGAAAGAACCCCCTCTTTATCTCCCCCATTTTGGACATAAAAAAAGCCCCTAATTTCTTAGAGGCTCTTGCCAATTCCTAATTTACTCACATGTTTATTGGCAAACCGATATTTAGGTATTTCTTATTTCAAGTTCTTCGCCTATTAATGAAAAATATAGATTCTGAAGCTGATGTATGTATTGTTTTACTAAAGTTATAGGTTGACTACCATGACCATATGAAATACTGATAAACCAAGATGATTCTTTTTCAAGTATACCAGAAAATACATTAACACTAATCTTTATTCTATATTCACCACAGTTCTTATAAAAACACGACTTTATCTTATCTTCCTTAAATCCGAACTTCAAAAACCATTCTTCAGTGAGGGGATACCTTTAAGATCGGTAAATGAAATCATGCTGAATCCATCTTCAAAATAGACAGAACCCTTTGTAATTCCTGTTATAATCGTTTCTTCACCATCCAATAAAATTAGATTCCCGATCCTTAACTCTGTTGCTTCCATAATATTTCCTATTTAATTGTTTTACAGTAAGTTAAAAAATAGCCGTTTAAATACGATGGGGTCGTGGTTTACGGCATACCCCCTTTTTATTTACAGACCCACCTATCCCTTATACATTATTGGCTCTTTGCAATGATGAATGTAATCGTCAAATGCCCGCAAAGTTCTTTCATTGCCTTGGATAACTTGTTCAAGAACATCATAAACATTCATCCCTTCAAGCATCATTTGAATACATTTATTAAACATTGCGGAATTTTTATATAATTCCTCGCCGTTCTTAAAGTTCTTTAATATTTTAATAATTTTTAAATACCTTTTTTCTGTTGTCATAATTTCAAGTTTTAAAATTACTATTCAAATATATTCATTTTCTTTATTTGTTTCTTATAATTGATAATTCAAAATTACATCGCTTATATATTGATCTTTATTGAGTATAGTATATTTCAAATGTCTTTGTTTGACAAATTCTATTTCATCCACAAATATATCGCTTCTTGTTTCTTTAAGATATATCTTACTTGCGAATCGCATAGCTCTTTTACTGCCTATAAGAATGTTATGTGATTGCCGATGATCTCTCAACCACACCATATACTCAGTATAAGTTCGCTCAATAGTAATCTTCTGTGTCTTAAATAACAATAATATCTTTTTTCCTTTATCTGGAGTGTCGCTTAAATTTATATTAAACGCTCTATTAATCATACTAAATAGAATAACATCACCATCTGTCCAATCTTTGTGCTTTTTACAGAACGTCGACTTGCCTGTACCTGGTGATGAGTATATTATCATTTTTATTTGTTAATGAGTTTGTCACGAAAGCGTTTTGCAGTAAATATCATCCATCCATTTAATAATTCATTAGAATATATATGCGGTAATTTTAATTTTTTAAGTTCTAAATCAATCCATCTTTCTATTTCCTCATCACTCGGCAATTCGACAGGCTGGAGATACCAATCAATATTATCAAGCCATTCCTCTTTATATCCACAATTAGGACTAAGATTATAATATCCAACAGCAATATCTATTACTTCAGGAGGTAATCCCTTTAATTTAACAAAATACCGTCCTTCTCTTTCCGGCAAATCAGCCTCACTTTTTATAAATACCTTTCTGTAAATTGGTTCCATAGTTATCCTTTTTTAAGTTTAAATATTACTTTCACAATCCCTGCCAGACAATAAATCAGGACGAATAATGCAAGGCTGACAAAAAATTCAAAGAGCTTTTTCATTGATTATTTCTCCTTTTTATTTCCAGTTTATTATTGTATCGCTTTAGCCATTCTATTTTTGCTTGTTCCGGCAACCAAAATTCCGCATTTGATTTTTTAATAATGTTCTCAAACTCCCATTGAAGGCAGAGAAAATCATTATTCATTGTTGTTAACGTAAGAGGGGCAATGTTGAATTTAGTGAAGATTATTCTCCTCATTAATTTCATTTTTTCAATTATCTCAGGACAGTTATCTCGAATCAAATTCTTTAACGGCTTTATCATATCCCCCCAATATGCTTCTTCTGCATCATGGAACAGGTGATTTAATTTTTCATTGTCGGGAGCTTCATCATACATCATACAACAGTGTTGTGCAATACTCCAAAATTTTTGAGTATGTCCATTCCACCGAGAATTATTTGCAAGTCCATGAGCAATATCTTCAAGTAAAATTAGTTCTGGATTCGGATTGAATAAATCAATTACAATCCCGCTAAAAGTTATCATACATCCATCATAAACAATTTTTTTGTTGTCCAAATCAACCGCCTTTGTGATTTTCTCAAAATTCTCTTTGACGTCAATCCCTCTTATTTCATCTAACTCTTTATCCACATCTTTAATCTTAGATAAATTAGGAGTTGCTTTTTCAATACATTCCTGCAAATAATCTTCATCATAAAAAGGCTTTTCAGGCTTTTCTTCCTGCTCCTCA